GACGTCGGCGGAAAGCACCTGGTAGATACTGCCCGTTGGCTGATAAATGAGCCGCTTCTGGGAATCCAGTATCTTGACCCGTTTTGAAAGCGCCGGACACATCCGCACCATATCCGCTGCAACATTGAAAACGATAGATGCCTGCTGACGGTCGGCGGCGCATCCGTAGACCTCGGCGCGTTCCTCACCATCGCCGCAGGTGAGCAGAAGCGCCACCGCAGCGGCAAGCTCGGATTTGCCTTGCTTCTTGGGGATCTCGATGTAGGCGGTATTGAACTGCCGATAGCCGTTGGGCTTGAGGACACCGAAAATGTCCCGAATGATCTGCTCCTGCCAGTCGATAAGCTCAAAGGGCTGTCTCGCCCAGGTGCCTTTGGTGTGGCACAGGCTCTCAATGAACATGACAGCGTAATCGGCAGCGTCCGCATCATAGTGGGAGGTTTTCTCCATGAACCGTGTCGGCGTGTATTTCTTCAGCTTTCTCGTAGTCCTCACCTCCAAGGCATAAAAAACAGCCGCCACCAAAATCGGTGCGACCTTCCGTATAACGAGCAGCAGCCCCTCACGGAGCCGTTGCTTTGAAATTTTGACGTTTTACCAGTTCTCGCTGTGGAGCAGAAGCTCCAGCGCAAGCTGTGTGTTTTCATCGGCGGGTTCGATGTCCCAGCCTCTGTCGTAATTGCAGACGATCTTGCCGCCTCGCTTGAGCATCAGCTTGGAAATGCGTCCACCCTCGATGCCCCATTGGGAACCTTCCTCATACTGCTTCATCCAGTAGTGAAAAACCTCGCCGCCCACCTTGATGCTGCTTTCTTTCCACATGGTCGATTCCCTCCTTAGCGGCGTTCCAGGCGAATTGCCGGGAGCCGCGGGTGCTTGCCAGTCTGCCAGTCGGTGTAGGCGGCGTTGACCTCGGTCATGCCCGCCATCTTGAAGCCCAGCTTGTCGAAGGCTGCGAGGGTCGGGATCAGGTCGGAAAATCTGCTGCTGATCGTAAACTCGGTGATGCCGCTGTCGGCGAAGGTCTGGGCGATGGCCTCAATGTCGTAATCCCAAATGACGTCGCTGAAATCGATGAGGTCGTTGCCTGCGTCGATGCTCTTGCGGTAGGCCCAGAATGCGGTGCTGTTGATGCCGTAGTCCTGCAGGCGTTCTGCCCGCTCTGCGATGGCTCTCTCAAAAAGTTCAATTTTCTTCATGGTGGTTTCCTCCGTTTTCGTTTTTAGCGGGATCAAAGAACAATGTCGCCGTAAAGGCTGGCGTCGCTGCGGAAGCAGGCGCGTCCGTCGCTCAAGGTTTTCACGAAGCGGTAGGTCTTCTCAATGCAAAGGTTCTCCCGGTGTCCCATGACCTTGCTGCCGTATTTGTCGGTGCTCTCGGTCAAGCGGACTCGAATGCTTTTGCGGTTGACCTTTACGATCTCGCCGACCCATGTGGTGCTTCGGATCAGAATCCCGATGCAGGAACCTTCGTAAGCCTCAATTTTCATTCCAACCTGTGCGTTCATTGTTTTTCTCTCCGTTCGTTTTGTTGTGAGTGTATATTACCTCTGAAGTGCGGATATATCCAGTCATTTCAGAGGCATATAGTACACGATCATTCGGCGGAGAAACTGTGTATTTTATAGCTTATTCCGAGCGGCGGCAGCGGTGGATCGCGGCAAGGATCTGCTCCTGTTCTTCTGGCTTTACGCCGAGCGTGTCGAGTGCCTCCCGTGTGCCGCAGTCCGGGCAGATGAGGGTCTCATTATCCACTCTGGAAAGTGCAGGCGGCTCAAAGTAGGACTGACCGCATCTGGGACAGACGAAAAGCCGCACCACATTGTTTTCTTTCATCATCGTTCCTCCCCACATTTCAAATAAGCGTCTATCAGCACCCTGCGGTCAAACCCGAAATCGTCATAGCCCCGGATGCAGGTCTGCATATAGGGAATGGACGGGACACCGATGGGGCTGTTCTCGTGCATGATGTACACGAATACCCGGCGCTTACGGATCATGCCTGTCCGGATACCTTTGATGGGCAGCGTCAGTTCTTTCTTGTAATAGAAATTTGGAAAGCCCTCATAGCGGTCGAGCGTCTTTTCGTCTGCCGGGGTGACTTCCCATACGCCAACCGGAACCGAACTGCCCGGTTTCTTTTCGACCGTGAGGTAGGAGCCCGTTTTGCTGCCCTTGAAAAGCAGCGCATAGCCTTTTAATGCGGATGTCCCGATGCGTCTTGCGGAGGGGCAGCGCATCCGCATCTGATGCACGTTGAGGTTGCTGCCGTAGGCGATGTAATAGCGTTTTTCCATAAAAAATCTCCTTTCCGAAGTTGCCTTCTACCACCGAAAGCCCGCTATCAGCGGGTCCGGGGGCCTCTGGGCGGCGTCCTTCAAGCGGCTGCTCTGCCGTTTCGGAAGGCTGCGTCCCCGTCAAGGCGCTTCGTCAGGAGTTCTCTTGCGGTCTTGAACTCCTCGCCGATAAATCCGAGGCGAAGGAGCCAGGTGCGCATCGCGTATTTGGGGTTTTCGTTCTGCTGGGGCTTGGGGCTTGCCGTCCGCACCGTTTTTGCCATCTGGCTGAGTGCGAGGCAAAGCTGAATGTAGCTCTTGAGCTGTCCGGCGTGGAGCCCGTTCTGCCTGCCGTCTGCCGGGGCGTCGAACTGGAAGAGTCGGAACTCGACCGTGCCCTTGGTAAAGGTGGCGTGGAGGTTCAGCATATGGTAGCGGCTGTCGTTGTAGTGCTGGCTCCTGTCATGTTCGGCGTTCTGGCTGCTGTACCAAATGTTTGCAAGCGCCGCCATCGTGGTAGGCTTTCTGCGGTTGACCTGCTCCAGAAATCTGGGGTCGACCGTTTGGCAGTATTGGCAGATCCGACCGTAATCAAGGCGAAGGGCTTTCGCCAGGAGGTCTTCGTGGCTTGCCATGATGTTGGCGAGGTTGCGAAGGGTCTGGGGCGTGTGCCCCCTGGCTCCAATGTGGATGTGAACACCGCAGCCTCTTGTGGCATCGCTCTTAGCGCCCGCCTTGCGCAGGCGGCGGACCAGCTCCTGCAAGGTCTCCATGTCGGCGTAGGTGAGGATGGGCGTGACCATCTCGCATTTCTCATCTTCCGGACCGGCAATGCTGCTGTCTCTCTGGAACTTCCATTCCCGGCCGCTCTCGTCCCAGGCTGACCAGGCGTAATAGCCGTTGCGGTAGGAAGTGTCCCGGTAGCGCCCAGTCCCGAAGAACTCGGCGGCGACCCTTGCGGCTTTCTCTCTGGTGATGCTGTTCATTTCAACCTCGACCCCAATGGTCTGCTTTTTCATTTCGGCGACCTGGTTTTCCGTTCTCTGGCTCATTTTTGTGCCTCCGTTTTGGCTTGTTTTCCCTTTCGGTAGTCACATATTACCTCTGAAAGCACACGATATCCAGTTAATTATGAGCCATAAAGTACACGATATTGCGGGTCAGAAACTGTACATATTACAGCAGTTTACGGCAGATATCCACGCCGTAGGCCACGCTCGGACCGCAGCTGTTATCCCACGCCACCATGATATTGCCGATATCGTCCACGCCGTACACGGTGCCCTTCGTACCGACAGGCGGCGCTTGTGGATCGTCCATTTTTACCAGTTCGACCCGTGACCCTGCCGGAAACTGTTTACGAAGCTGCGCAAGGCACTCGTCTGAAATGAAACTGTTCATTCGGACACCTCCAGACTTTCGTTGACCTGCCGGATAAGGAGTTCATCCAGTATAGCCTCCGCCAGTTCCGGGTCCACTCCGTCGGGGAGCATGATCGCCTTGGAGGGGTCGATGGGCTTCGGCTTTAGAGCAGGCTCTTTGCGGGAGCCGTCTCTGAAAGCCGAAGAACCGGAGAGTTTGCCGAGCAGAATCTTCCGGGCCGTTTTGTACTCCGCGCCGATGAATCCGAGCCGAAGGAGGAAACAGCGGAATGCGTATTTTTCATTGTCGGTGGGCTTTTCGGTGGCGCTGACCCGTTTCTGATTCCGTGCCATCTCGCACAGCTTGCAGATGAAAGTGTCGTAGGCGTTCATTTCGTCCGGGGTGGATGCTGACGGGAACCAGGGGAAGGAAACCTTCGTGTCCGTGATCTCCAGCGGCAGGTCACCCACACCGAGGGCTTTCTTGATGAGGCTGCCCTTGGCGGCGATGAGCGCCTTGAGGTTTTCCAGGCTGCTGTCGGTGAACAGGCTCTTTGGCATGGAGATGCAAACGCCGCAGAGCTCGTCCGCATCAGCATCTGTTTCCTCGGTGTGGCTCTGATCGATGTCAAAGCCCTCATCGTAGATGTGCTGCAGGAGTCGCTCAATGACCTCGCTGTCGGCGAGGTCGTCAAAGGACAGGCTGCCGCTCCGGTCGATGGTGAAATAATCCACCTCATAGTTGAAGGTAGGCGCTCCGCAGTATTTTGCGGGGACACCGAGCCAGTCGGAAATGGTTTTTACCAGGCGCTTGCGCTCTGCGCCCTGTGCGTGGATCGTGATCGTCATGTCAGTGACCTCCTTGTTTTTTGGTAGTCACATATTCGCTCTGAATGCCTTAAATAGCAAGGCTCAGCTGCGGAGAACGATGTAGATTTATTCGCCGCAGGACTGTGCATACCACACGATCCCGCAGAGCACGAACCATACGCAGGGCAGCGCCACGCCGTTGCCCCACATTTTATATTCTGCACTGTCCGTGTATGGGTCGCGCAGCCACTTGAGGATCTGTTTGTCCGTGCGCCGCCCGCCGCCGGTCACCCGGCTGTAAGTGTCCCAGACCTCCCGCCAGAAAGCAAGCTCGTCCTCGGACGGAGCCTCCGCTGCAAGGTCTGCGCACCACTGATCCGGAAAGCCCTGGAGCCTCGCGCATTCGGTCGGGGTCAGTCTGCGCACGGCATACTCTCCGGCAGGACACACGACATTCGGATCTTTATAGTCCCGCGCCATGATCACTGGGGACTGGTTTTTCTCCACCTGGATGAAGCTGCTGGTGGTCATGGCATAGACGGCGTGTCGATCCGCCGTATCCAATGTGAAGCAGACGTCCTCGTTCACGCCGCTGCCTTGCGGACCGTTTTTCTCCGAACGGCCGATCATGGAGCCTTGTAGCACAAAGGTCTGCTGTTTCGTTCCGGCACTGGCGCATACCACGGCGGAGTGATCACCGAGGTCACGCACCTCATCCCGCTGGTTCTGCGTGAAAGCGACAACGGCGATACCGCCCTGGTTGCAGGAGGGGTTGCCGCCGCCCCTATCCAGGGTGCGGGCAGTTTCCGCTTCGTAGATGCCGCTGTGAGGATTGTCTGACAGCATGGCATGAGACTGGTAGGAACTAATACCGAACGGCACGAACACGGTCTGGTCATTATTGCAGGAAAGCGTCGCCGACTTGTCTGTCTGCACAAGCGCACCCTTGCCGCCACCTTCGCAGCCGGAGCGGATCTTCATGACTAGCGGCACATTGTTTCCGCCGGTTCCCATGCGGGAGGTCAGCGTCTGCACCTTACCGTTATCCGTCATGGTGATCCGGCTGTCAATGGGATGATGTTCAAGCGGAATGGCTTCATCAACTATGCAAGGCAGATGCCCGTGGGTTTCCGCTCGGAGCGTTGCCGCAACATCCTCAGAAACCTCCATGCGGTCGCCACCCTGGTCGTTCAGGCAGATGCCTGCCGCTCCAGCGCCGCTTTCAAGACGGCGGGCAGTTCTTTGCCACGAGCGGAAGCCCGCCGCAGAATACCCAGACAAGCCTTCTGACTCAAATAGTATTTTTCCGGCACTTTCACCTGCAAGATCTGCGACAAGGTAGATGCGGCGTCTTCGCTGGGGAACTCCCCAGTATTGCGCATCGAGAGTGCGGTACGCAACGCTCCATCCGTCTCCCATGTAAAGGTCGGCGTAGGGCCATCGTGCCTTTTCAGGCATAGGCACCTGGGCATTC